CTTTTCGATTCGCTTTTTCTCTGCTGCGACCCAGTTGGCGTTCACTTGTTCGCGCCTACCGGGACGGGCCAACTCTCGCTGCTTGGCCTCTCGCTGCTGTCTCCGTCTCTTTTCCGTCATCTGTGCCTCCCCTGGATAAGCACAGGGGAGGCTACATGATGTCGAGTGGCGTGTCAATCGCTAGCAGTCGGAATTGCCAAAGACTAGCGAAATCAACCACTTACACGTTTGAGCCCCAATTGCCTCTCCATTCATCGGCTTGCACCGAAGCGCGGTACGAGGCGTAGAACTTCTGGTCGAAGGTGTCCGCATCGTCAGCCGACTCGAACTGAAGCTCCTGCCGGTTGTTCCACTTGAGCGAGTTGCTGCCCTTGGCCGCGTGGATGCTCCACCCGTCCGTGTTGGTGAGGTACGGAACTTCCAGCGGCGTCAGACCGGAGCGCGTTGACACGACCGTCGAGCGGTTGTTGTCGGCGCTATCGACCTTGAACTCCGTGTTGAGGAGTTCGTAGGCGCGGTGCTGGTTGTTCGGGTGGATGAGCAGTACGGCTTGCGACAGGTCGATGAACCGGCCCTCTTCCGAGAGCGTGGTGGACGCGAGAGTCATGATGCTCTCCAGTCCTGTCACCGACAGGGCAACGGCGGGCGCGAGCAGATTCGACTGCACATCGCCAGACTTCAGCGCGGTGTGAGTCGCACTGAAGAGGGTGTCGCCCTGAAGCACCGTGTGGCGCGTCCCGGCGAAACCGTCGTTGATGAGATCCCATGCCAGCCGTTCCATGTGGTCCTTGGCGCTGTCGCCAAGATCCGCAGGCATCTGGTTGATGATGCCGAACAGCTCGTCGTTCTGCATTTCGCGGGTTACGCGAAAGCCCAGCGCATACGTCTGGTGAACGACCCGAGAGCGAGTTCCCTGAATCGGATCGTCCATTGCGACGGGAGTGCCTTCGGGCTTCGTTGCCAGCCTGCCAAGGCCGGCGACCCGCATGCGATCCTCATACGCCTTCGTACTGTTTCTGGTTTCCAGAAGTTGCTTGTACTTGCACTCCTGGGCTGTGAACTGCTTGAAGAAGATGTCCTTCTCTCGAGCTTCGAGAAGTTCGGGAAGGAGTCCGGTGAAAGTTGCCATTGGATTCCCCCCTTAGGCCGCTGCGAGCGTCGGAGCGTCGATCTCGAATACGAGATAAACACCCGCCGCGCTGGTGATTCGGATAGGAGCGAAATTCACGTCCAGTACCTCTGTGACGCGACAGACCAGATCGACGCCGCTGAGCGCAGCCGTCTGCTCCAATCCCCATGCCGTTGCCGCAGCCGCTTGGTTCATCTTGTAGTGCTCGCCGACATCGGTCTGAGCAGGCACAACCGCTGTGGTCGTGTCGCCCGTAGCAAAGAAATTGTCGGTGATGAACTGCGTGCCCTGACCGAATGGCCAGAACGGGACGCTAGCGCCAGTGGCCATTGCCGCACCAGTGGCCGGGTCAATATTGCCAGCACCGGGGCCATAAGCCGCGATGCCACCCGTGCCGCCGTCGAAGTCTCCCACGACGACGCTGGCAGTAGCGCCAGCGGGCTCAGTGAGCGTACCAGCGTCCACGACGCCAATCGGCTCACCTACCTCGAACACTTCGCCGGCGGTCATGGACCCCCAACGTACCTCGTAGGTTCCGCCAAGCGGCGAAATCCACGGCATGATGTCTCTCGACGCCATAAAATTCTCCCCGCCGCATGGCCACCCTGTTGGTGTCAGCGGCGAACGATGCCTGTATTCGGAGTCCAGAACGAATCGGGGCGACCGTCCGTCTCGAATTCGACCGAATGATTCGGTCCTACGAGGCGAGTGGGGCCTGCTCCGGCGTTCCGAGTTCCGTACTCGGCTTCGAGATCTGAAGCCCGACCCAGGTAGTCATCCACTGACCCCCGTGCCTGAAGCTCCGATTTGCGTGCTTCCGCGTCTCGTCGTTCGCGCACCTTCTCAGTTGGGGTGCGGACCAGAATCACATCCTGGTAGAGCTGGCTCGTGTCCAGCGGGGTGTTGTAGTCATCCCCGAGCTCGGTGTAAGCCGAGTATTCGGGGTCACTGCCTTGTACTACTTCAGCGCCCATGTGTCGGGAGCGAAGCTGATCGCGTGGGTCGTTGTTGATCCACGAATAGACGAATCCGGGCTGCGGCCGGATGATGTTCAGCCCTGAATAGGGGCCAACGTGGCAGCCAAGCGACTCCTCTTGCGTGTCGAGGTCGCGTGAGCCTTGCGCGTTGAGCGGCTCGTACCAAGAGAGATCGTGTCCGCCGCCGGCCATCAGGCTGCCCCCTTCTTGCTTGCTTCGAGATAGTCGGTGAGCGTCGGGCCGCTGTTGATGGCGACCAGAAACTGCTTCTCATCCGGCCGAGTGCCCGTCTCGCGCTGCTCGCGGTCGAGATGGTCGCGCATGTCGTCGCTAAGCGTCTTGCCCGGAGCAGCGCGGTGAACCCCGCCCGTCAGGTTGCTTTTGACGATTTCCATCATGCGCTGCGTCTCCGCTTCGTCGTTGGTTGTCCGATTCTGTAGTGCAGCATTACGCATTTCCGAAAGCTGCGCAAAGTGGTTGCCCTTGACACTTGCCACAGCGTTGGAAATTGCCTGCTTGTTACTGAGTTGGCTGGGCGCTGTCGCCCGCGTGCGCTCGAAGACCGGATTGAGTATCGGAGCGAATATCTTGTCCCATGCCTCTTCGCCGAAGTCAGCGGTAATGCTCGCCCTTTCGGCGTTTACAGCGCCCTCGTGGGCCTGCTCAACAAGCTGCCCGAGTAGCGGCCCTGCCTGCGCCCGAAGCCGCTCATCGACGCTGCCATCAACCAGTTTCCGTACCGCCGTCTCGGGGTCCGTCAGGAAGGCCGTAGCGTCCATCTCGCCGTTGTCGCCGCCATTCTCGCCATTGAGCCCCAATCGCCCCAGCGTGTTGCTCAGTTCGTTCACCACCTGAGACAACTGCGCTTGGCTCTGCTGAAGCTGGGCATTGTTCTGCTGCAACCCGGCGAGCTGGTCGGTATAGCCCTGCACCTCTTCGTGGGTGAGGGTCACGCCATCGGGTGCTGCCGCCTCGCCACCTGCCGGAGCGCCCTCTGCCGGGGCACCATCCTCAGTGGGAAACAGGTCATCATCGGGCATCGTCGTCTCCTATCTCAGCAGAGTCCCCATCGGACTCCATGAACGGGGTTCCGCCCGCCTCGGGGTCAACCTTGTCGATCTTGCCAGCATCCTCGGCCTTGAGGCGTTGGAAGCGCGAGTCGATCTCGTCGGGCACGTCGTCAAGGAAGTGCTTGATCCACTTGAGCAAAAAGCGGTGCTGGATCGACTCGGTATCGTCATCGGTATCAGCCAGCGCCTCCAAGTGAAAGAGCCGTTCCGCCTCCAGATGCTCCCGGAGGCAATCCCAGAGGTGGCTGCTGTGCAGATCCCGCGCCGCCTCCAGCCAATTCCGCGTTTCCTGCAACACCTCGTAGGTCTTGGGCACCTTGCTGCTGGGCACCGCGGAGATTGAGGACGTACTTTTCGATCTCATCTACGTTTGAACTCTCCAGGAACTTCATGTAGGTGTTGGTGGACGAGTCGATATACAGCTTCCATGCTTCCTTCACGAGCGGCCCGACTTGGGGCGACTCGAGCGCCTGCGCGCCCTGAATCATCTGCGACCAGTAGAGCTGGTTCATCTGCCCGACTTGGATGGCTCGCTGCATCTCCGCGTCGGGATTCGACTGCGGACTGAGCGCTGCGACATCGAAGTGGTAATTGCCGGGAATGGGCTCACGCGGGAACAGGAACGTCTTGACGTTCTCGCCGTCCAGACCGCCTAGAACACGTTCTATCTTGCCGTCTTGGTTGGTAGAAAACTGTTGGTTCAGAACGGCAATGGCCTCACCGATGCGGCTGATCTGCCGGCGGATCATGGCCATCGTCGGAGCACTCATCGTGTCCGTGTTCTCCAGCAATGCGAGCGTGCTGGTAGCCGGGCTCGGGTGCCCACCCTGACGTGTCTCGCGGCCCAGTGCGGGATCGGCAATGCCCATTTGCCGTTCGGCGATGACCTGAACCATCTGAATCAGCGCTGCCTGCGGACCCACTGAGGCGGGCAGGCTGAGCGGCTGGAACTCCTTCGTCATGCCCGGTGCGTAAATGGGATGCGACGGGTCTAGGGGCGAGTCCATGTGCTTGCGGCTGCTGGTGATGGCCCAGACAGCGTTGCCGCGTGTCGTCGAGTCGATGGACTGGTTCAGTTGCGTCGTCATCGCTGACTGCAAATGCTCCAGCCGCTTGGCGACGCCGACGCTGTGGCCGCGGTTGGCAGCCTTGCGGAAGTAGAAGTCGAAGAACGGCTTGCACGGCAGGTTGTACGGCTCGGCCTTGACCTGAAGGATGCGGCTCGTCTTGCGATGCTGAGTGATGACGAGAGGCAACGACGGCGTGCCGAGCGCTTCGGCACCGCGTGTGGTGAAGCCTGCGGACTCCATGACCGGCCAGTCGACGTGGACTTCGCGAATGTCGTGCGGCTCGCTGGCATCGCCGAACGTGTCTTCCTTCATGTCGTCGGTCTTGAGCTTTTCCTTGGCAACTTGCTGGCTGGGACCGTCCTGCCCACCTTCGCCCTTGATGAACTCGATGGCGTCCTTGTCCCACGCCTTCTTCTGGCTCATGTAGAAGGCGTTCAACTGCGACCACGTATAGGCGAGTTCGCGGACAACTATGGGCGCATCGCCGATATTGAACGCCGTGTCCCACAGGTAGTTCTCGCGAGGTGCGCTTTCGATGACCGGGCCGCGGCCGAAGGACACGGGCTGCGCAACGGACTTGCTAAAGCTTTTGCCCGTGCCGCCGGGGGCGTACAGGAAGCGCTGGTCGTCGCGCCAGTTGAGCGCCATGACGCTAGAGCCGATGGGATACAACTCGCTGAACGTGTCGTAGACCGAAAGGCGGAAGTCGAAGTCGTTGCCGTTGGCTTGCCAGTTTTGGTAGCGCACGACATCGCGTGCAACAGCGGTGTTGGCTTCGTTCTCCGTGCGTGCCATCCATACGCGCTCACCTGCGCCAAAGACGGAGTTGAATGCGCGGGCGATCAGGCTGTCGGACATGATCTGTATGAGCGGCACGACGATGTTGGATGCGCCCTGCCACGGCCAATTTTTCTGCTTCATGCGTGGCGTGGCTTCGTACCAG